ATAATGCCTATGTGCTTTGTGCCTAATATGTGCAGCACTCTTACATACTACACATGTTTATTTATCTTGTCAACAAGATTTTTTAATATTTTAAATGTGTTAGCCGATTATCTTAAACCGGCTAACGCTGATATTCTTTCTATTTCTGGGGTTTCTTGAACTTCAAAATCGTTTTCTTTGTATCCCATGATTTCTGATACTCTTTGATTGATGCGTTCTATGAACTTACTGGCTGGCCTTACATATTGATCGCCATATTCTTTTTCTACCATAGTAAGTACGGCAGTTGGCCCTTTCGGAAACTGGCCCGACTCTCTGTCAAAATAACTTAGAATAAATTCGCCTAATGGAATCTTCTTTTCTTTTTCTAGTGTAATTTCGTCGCCATCTGGCCCTGGAATTTTATCGCCTTTTTTCTTGCCATTCATTTTTGCTTGACGTACAGCATTGGCAAATGCATTGCCTTCTTTGGTTTTCTTTTCAGCTTTACTGTATTTGTCTTTGAGACGGCCTAGTTCTTCTTGACTTGCGCCTTCGCGCCCTGCCTGTGCAGCTTTTTTCATATATTCTTTGCCGTGCTTTTTAACACCTGTATAATACTGCAACCCTGACTCATCGAGGTCGTCGGCCTCTTCACTGAATTGTCCCATTAATTGATCTATAGTTCGTTCAATGCTTTCGCCGTAATTAAGTGCTGGATCAATGCCTCTGGTGCTCCCATCTATTTGTCCGTTTGGAGCAATCTCAGTTGTGCCGCCAATTCCTACAGTTTCAGGACGGCCCTGAGGTCTAATTGATGTTGTAGGTGCTAATTGGGGTTCACCTATTTTTAATACTGTACCGGCCTTTACATTGCCTTTACTGTCTACAACGCCTTTGTTGTCCATCATAACTTGATCAACTGTGGTTTCAATGCCTTCGGCATTCATATCATTTACAATACTTGTAATAGTGTCGCCTGGTTGAACTTGGTATGTAATAAAGTTTTGAGCTTGTTCGGCAATAATGTCTTCAAATGACAATTCTTTTGCTTTGGTTGCTTCGCTTACTAGATTGTAAATATAAGGGAATACATCTTTTAATTCTTCATTGAATTGTTTTACAGTTAATTGATCTATCCAATTGGCCGCAATGTCTTCTGGTACTTCTTCATTTTCTATTGGAACAAAGTTTTCAAACGCATTGGTGTAATACGATGGCTTTTGGAGATTTTGGATTTCTTTTTTAACCAGTGCTACACGTTCGTTTACAGTATCCATGTGTTCACTGAGACTTTCTGCCATAACACTACTACGAGCCATATATTGCTTGAACTTGCGGAGATTTGAAAGTTCTTCACTGAGGCCAGTAATGTATTTGCCAAAATCGTCATATGGATGACCACCTTCACTTACATGAACTGCAAGAGCTCTAGCACCACTTAGATGTTTAAATGGATATTTAAATCTTTCTCCATCTGTGTTTTCGATGTAGATAGCACCAATTTTTTGTGTTCTACTGCTACCTTCTTGAATAGCACCTGTATGTTTGATTGATAGTTTTGCATTTCCAATTTTTTGAAAGCTGGTTTTTGCGCTACCATACATTCTCGATTCAGCCATTGTTTGTTCTCCGCGGCGATTTGCTGCCAAAAATTTGTAGTCTCTTTTGGTTAAATTTGTTCTATTGATATCTCTGACTTCAAAGTTCAATAATCTCTTTTTACTAAAAGTTCTAATATTTTTTAAAAACCCATACCAATCTGATTTTGCAGAACCATATTGTTCTTCAATAAAATTCTTGTTGAACATTATAACAATGCCATCTTCTTCGTCTAAACTAACGCTTACTTTTCCTAGTTTTTTACCATTGGTTTCAAAATCAAAATCGTAAAATCTAGCTGTTTGTGGTTCGTTTACAACATTGCCATTGGCATCGCCGATTTCCACGCTAGGAAACCGTCCTCTAATCTCATTGAATAGTTGTTCTGCTACATTATTTAGGTTTTTCATAGTAAAGTATTTATCAATAATTGCTAGTTATAAAGATTGGCATGGGCAGTTCATAGTTGTCTTCTGCTTCAATTTGACTAAATGTGTCATATACAGTTGCATCCCAATCTTTCATAACATTCATCATACGTAGTGTAAGAATCAATGAACTTACAAGATCGTCTGAATGTCCAGGCTTGGCTTGAAAACTACTGCCAGTAGCAACAAAAGCTTTAAGTTCGCTGATCAAAGGTTTGCTACGTATTGTTAGTTTATCGTTTTCAATCATGGTTTTTAATCTTGCACAGGTGGTTACTTTGCTGCTATGAGTTGTATTAAATCCTTTGCGGAATTTTCTAACATGTCCTTTGCGTATAGGTTCTGAAATAAACAACCCAGGAATGTTCTCTTCGCCAAAGTCCTGTACTACCAACAATGCAGCTTCACCAATACCATTGTTTTCAATGCTCCAATATACGTTGCTTTGATCGTGGGTTATATCTCTGATGTATGTGCAAACGTCTCTGAGTATTCTTATCTGTCCTGGAATAGCAGTCATGTTATGTTGCCATTCTGCAACCTGTTCGTATGTGGGCAATTCAATTACTTGTATAGCAGCGTTGTCGCCGCCAGTTCCCATTGCAGGATCTAATCCTATAACATAGCTGTATTTGGGATCTGGTTTTTTATACCAACGTATTTGCCCCATCTGCAATAAAGGCGAATTGCCTTCCATGATAGCCAACTTCAAGCTGTTAATTAATGTTTCTTCAAAGATCAAGAATTCGCAGCCGTATTCTCTGCGGAACTTTTCTTCTCCAATACGACCTATTTCTTCTGCTTTCCACACTTCGTCGCGATCCGGGTGTTCGCTCCAATGTGCAAGGAAACTGTGAAATCCGTTTATTCCTAATTCGCTTTCGTTACCGTATTCATCAAACTTTTGTTCAGCCTGTTTCCAGATAGTAGCAAATGTATCTTCGTCGCTGTTGGGTGTGCTGGTAATAATAGCACGGCCACCTGTTGCTAGTGTAGGTGATATTGAAGTCCAAAATTCTTCTGCTATATTAGGTTGTACGAATGCAAATTCGTCGCAATATAATAGCGAAATACTCAAACCACGTCCAGTAGTACCTGTGGTTGTTTGACTGATAATTCTAGATCCGTTTTCAAATTCAATCGAACCCTTATTATAACTAGTAACACCTGCTCTAATATGATCTGGGCATAGTTCGTATACATATCGAATACGCTGCATGATTTCTTGCGCACCTGTGTACTTGTGTGCAGCAATAAGAATAGTTTGATCAGGATTAAACATTGCATACCATGCTAGATAAATTGCAGCACAGGTAGTCTTGCCTGTTTGTCTGGGCATCATATTGATATTAAAACGATAGCTATGGTAGCTGTGTAGTAATCTCAGTTGATATTCAAAAGGATCAAACAACAATTTGCCTTTTACAGGATGTTGAATATGTGCAAAGTTTCGAGCAAAATAAAGGTAACCATTGTCAGGATCCATACACTGTAATAGATCTTGAATTTGTTGTTCGGTATAGGTTTCTTGTTTATTGGCTTTTTTTACTAATACGCCATCTAGACTTTTTGACATGCTAATATTTAGTCAGAAAAATAGGGCCACTTGGGCCCTATTGATTTAGCGTTTTGCCATTGCAATTAGTTCTTTGAATCTATCCGCATTAAATTCTGGATAGTCGTGACCTTCTTGATTTCTATCGTCGGTGTATTCTATCATATGATTCAATACATCTTTCATGGATTTTGGACCAAAGCTTGTTCCTAATCTTGACAACACTGTTCCAAGTTCTGCCATTTGATTGTAATCTCTATCATCCATTTGATCGCCCGAATTGATTTTCTTTTTGATCATTTGTGCAATTTGTGTAGCTTTGCGAGCAACATCGCTTATTTCATGTGATGGCGATTGAACTTCGCCTTCGTTAGTTTTCTTTTTAAACTGTGGAGGCACTTGCCCTTTCTTTGGCTTACTACCTTTTTTCTTACCAGCGTGGTCGTCTTTGCCGGGCTTTTTATCAGCCCAGTCTGGAACACCATCGCCGTCGGCATCTGGTTTTTTCTTTTTCTTTTCCTGTAGTGCTTTCCAAAGAGTTTCTCTAATACCCATTGGATTATCACCGCCTGCTGTTGCAGGATATGAACCTTTTTCTTTGTGTAAGTCGTTGCCACTTGGAATACTTGCACTTACATCATTCATGTATGTCTCGTCTGGTTCGGTTGTAGCATCTCCAAAGTCGCCGTCATCCACTTCTTCTGTAGCAAGTTCTTCAGCACTTATCATGCGAATCATATCGCCCATATCAGGTTCGCTAGGACCTTGCTTTGCAGCACACGAACTGCATCCGCAGCCGCCCATATGACTGTCTGTTTGATTGATCATTGCAGTGTCAACTGCTTTGGCACCGCCTGCGCCCGCTAGTTGCATGATTCTTAGCAATTCTGCTACTTCGGCAGAACTATCAGCATTTAAACTTATATTCATACTTGCTTCGTTTAATTTTTTCTTGTTTGATATTCCTGCCAATTTTGTTATTCCTTCTACTAGTGCGTTGTTTGTATTATTTGCACTTTCATTTCCTGCAACTCTTGCTGCGGCTTGCTGTGCTGCTACTCTAGGATCATTGGGTCTTACTCTCACAAGAGCGTTACTGTTGCCTACAATCCACACCATGCCGTCTCCGGCATCTGTTCCTATACGTGTTCTTCCTCTTGCATCAGTTTTCGCTACGGCAGCGGCGGCTTGAGGATCAACTAGTCTAGCTGCTGGTCTAGCTGCTGGAGCCGGTGCATTGCCTAATCTGCCAGGTGCGGTGTTTGTTGTACCAGGTCCGCCGGTTACTGCTCTATTTTGCAATGCTGACAATGTTTGACGTCCAACAACACCGTCGGCTTGAATTCCAGCATTTTGTTGGAACTGACGTACTGCTGCTTCCGTGTTTGACCCAAATACTCCATCTACTGCATTACCGCTCATACCCAACGACTGTTGTAATACTCTAACAGCTTCGCCTCTACTGCCTCTGCGTAAAGTTTGTGTAACTTGACCTAAGTCTGGACCGCTGGTTTCCTGTCCTGGTCTAGTTGGCTGTGGATTAGTAGCAGTTGGTTCTGCCGCGGTTGGTTCTGTTGCGGTTGGTTCTGCCGCGGTTGGTGTTGTAGGTGGCACTGCTGCGGTTGGTTCTGCTGCGGTTGGTGTTGTAGGTGGCACTGCTGCCGGGCCGCTGGTTTGTTGTCCGGGGCGTCTAGGCATATCTTCTGGAGCAGCTCCACTAAAGCGAATGCCATCTAATGCTGTTTGAGCGGCTGCGGCATTTGCTGCACCTCGGGCTGCTGTCCCCCTTGGAAGAGTATCGGGTATTGACGCAATGTCTATAATTCCTGGGCGAGATGTAGGATCTCCTCCACTGCCTAATCCTGATTGTACTCCAAAGATTCTATCTCTAATTGCTCTGTTGCTAGGGTTCTGAAAAACGTCATCACTATCTTGTTTTGCTTGAAATAGCCATTTATCTACCCCGCCAGCATCCTGAACCATTTGTTGCAAACGGGTCATTTCGGTATCGCCAAGAACTGAACTAGCTCTTCTAAAAAATTCTTGATCGTTTACGGCTTCGTTTATTTTTGTAACTTCAAAAATTTTCATGTTATGCTCCTATTGGGCTTTTTGTATTTTCTACATCGCCGATATCTTTGCTCTCGCCAACAGGGGCTTTTCCGATGTAATCATTGCTACGTTCTTTACGTGCAGTTTCTAATTCTTTTAGTAGATCCATAACTCTAGTTGCACCTACACTACCTTGGCCACTCTCGCCGCCTAGATCTTCTACAGTGAGTTTAGCAACATATTCACTGTCAGTTTTTTCTTGTTGATACAATTCTTGTGGTTCGTTAGGATTTCTTACAATCAAATAACTTTGTTTTACGCCACAGCATTGTCCTATGTATTCTTGCAATACTTGAGAGGTAGTAGGATAATTTAGATCAATTTCATAATAAGTAACATTCATATTTTTTAGTTGTGGAAAGTCCAACGGTCTTTCTTGTATAGGTGTGCTTTTGCCAGCAGTCATTTTGAGCACACCGTATTTCTGCAATGCAGTTTCCATTGTGTTTTCAAAATTTTCAGGCAATTCGCCAGCAACGCCTATCTTAAATGAATAGACCTTTTTTGATTCGTTCAAGTATTCAACAAATGTTTTCATAATTATAGGATCCTGTTATTAGTATTATTTATCTTTATCTAGCCCTTTTAGACGTTCTAGCAAGCTGTTTCTATCAGTAACAACATACCCTTCGCCATTTACTATGCCAGTCGGGGAACCATCTTCTTTGTCTAGTTTTTCTTTTTTCAGTTGCAATTCTACCATTTTAAGTTTTTTGTCTAGTTTAGCAACTTTGGCATTTAATCCAGTTTGTAACATACTGTTGGCAACTTCAAAAACTCTACCGCTGTACCTTGCTTCCACGTTCATACCCAAGTCCATTAGATCTTCGTATGCAGATAATGCTCTAGTGGCTATGTCTTCTAATTCTTCGTCTGCTTTGTCGCCTAACCCTTTAACGTAAGGCAATGCACTGGAAATTTTATCAAGCTCTTCTATATCTCTAAAAGTATGCTCTGGCTCAACTTCGACTACAGATTTTTTTCTTGTTCTAGGATTAACAATATCTTCGTTGTCGGGCAAATTTAACATTTCTTCGAGTTTTTTTGTCATAGTAATATTCCATTAAATACTACTATTATTTATCTACGTTTGCCTTGATGGAAAATATCTCCTTCGTTGATGATTCTAAAAACAATGCCTTTTTGTTTGCACCATGCTCTAGCGGCGCTCCACTTGGCTTGATTAACAACAAAATGCAATTTGTTGTGTCTACTATTTCCTAGATTTTCTTGGAAGGTATGATTTTTAGGTTTTACTTCAATTAATTCAACTTGCTGTTTGCCAGTTCTATCTTGATAAACTATAAAAAAATCCGGAACATATATGGTCATTTTGCCACTCAAAGGATTTCTATAAGGTATGCTTATGGCTTCGCTGGCCCATTGTGTAACGTTTTCGTTTAAATCACAAAAGCGCATAAAAGCAAATTCCCAACTGCTTCTATATGTAGGCGACTTTCCTCCTACATATTTTTTAGGATTGGTTAAGGTATATTTTCCTTGAGCAAATCTTGCCATTAATATACAATATTTCTTTCTTCGCTAGTAGTAGCACGATTTTCTATTGCAAATCCAATACTGCTTATTCTACTTCTATTTGAGTTAAGTATGGTTGCAACCAGTTTACTAATAGAAACTTCGTTTAATCCTTGCAATGTGTCCAATAATTGGAAAATATTTACATTGTCAATTTTTGCTTGTTGTAACAAAACAGTAGCCACAGCAATAGCACTGTTGTTATCGAATCCTCTTTTTACAAAGAATCCAACCACACTATCCACTTGATTGCTGGTGACGCTGATTTTTTTACTAAAATATTTGTCAAAGAATTCTTTGACTTCAGCAGCACTGTCTGGTAATTTATTAATACTTGGATCTACAAAGCTGCTCATTATCTAGTTCTCACTGGTACAGTTGAAGTTATTGAGTTTGGAAATGGATCTTTTGGTAGCACAAATCCCGAATTTTGAGTTACTGTATTTGCTGTTGCTATGTTTGTACTTGGTTTATTTGTATTGATATTTTGTAAGTTTTGTAGTATTCCTATGCCTGCAAGAATAGTATTTGAATCTACTTGTCCATTTCTAACATCATTCCACACAGTTGATATACCGTTGACCAACCCGCCAATTGTGAATAAATCCCCAATGTTATTGGGTTTATTACTAAATGTTCCATATGATAAATCATAATGTGCAGGATCTGCAAATCCAGCTGGTTCATCAACTGCGGTTCTTCCACGACCATAAATTACAGCTTCATAGTTTATTCTCATGGTATTTTTAGTAAGACCAGTTTCGCTTTGACTCATAGTATCGTGACTCATATTACTGATCATAGGATTAATTAATGTAAATGCAGTGTGTTCTGGTCTAGCGTTATTAGAATACAATTGATAAACACTGATACTGTTAAAAAATGGAGTACTGTTAGATCTATTGTTATCTAGTCCGTATCTATATTTGTTAGCGTCCTCGCCTCTGTACATAGAATGGTAATAAGCTTGGGGAACAGTTGTATTTGGCTGTCCTCTGCTGTTTTTACTTGCATAATTTGGATCTTGATAATAGTATCTAAAATACGCTTCCCATAGCAGTGTAGTTAATCCTGCCATATCGTCGTGAAATACCAGTTGTACTGGTTCGTAGCGTACACGAGTTTGCACAAGTTTTTTTCTATTGTATTGATTTTTTTCGTCTACATCAACACTGAATGTGGGCAAATCTACAGTTTCTACAAGTAAGTTGAACTCTCTTTTATTCAATAGATTTTGTACTGTATATCCTAAACTTGCAATTGCAGATTGATTAACGTCTATAACAACATGATATAAAAATTTAGTCTTAGGACTAAGTCGCATATTATTGCGAACATACAAGGCATCAGCATGAGCATAATCTGCTAGTGTGCCTGCTCTGCTATTGTTATCAAAAAAAGGTGTATATCTCGACATAATGTATTTATCAATATTATAAACTACGCAGTTAACAAAAAAGGAGCCAGTTGGCTCCTTTTTTGTAGAGTGGCAATCTCAATTGTTATTAACCGGTAGCACTAGTACCTGCGTTGCCTGTTGAACGCTGTTGCTTGGTTCCATTGATACCTACGCCAATGCCTAACTGTACAGCATTATCATATTGAATAGTTAATGTAACTGTAGTAGGATCGTTGTTTGCATATGCTAACGCACCGTATTCTACGTTGGTTAGGAAACAACCATATAGTTCCCATGTTTCAAGTACACCTGGAGTATTTGCTCCATTACCACCGTCGAGAATTTCAATACGTTCTACGAACTTGTAATCAATACCGCTTGCGGCGCTTGATTGTTCAAAAAAGTCAAATTGCTTTTGAAGCTGTTCGCCAACCATCTTTTGTACACTACCATTAACATCGTCACGTAGTGTAATATTAACAGTGTTCCATGTATGTTTGCCAGCAAGGTAAATTTTGCTGTTGTACACGTCAAGTTGAATTGGGTCAAACTGTAGTGTAGGTCTAGTTGCATCAATAACTTGTTTGGTTAGTTCTTGAGTTTCTTTGCTTACACCAAAGTTTTCCAGTGTTACACGGAAACGATATTGCAGTTTAGGCATTAGCAATCCTTGATTGCTTGCGCTGCTATCGTTTGCCAAAGGCACTGTTAAATTTAGTAGAGTTGAGATTGCCATCTATAGTTTCTCCTTATACACAAGTATTTATGATATTAGGGTCGAGTTTCCTCGACCCCTATATTATAGACCTGATATTTCCCCTGTGTTTTTCAAGCGTAGTGGAATGTAGATGAATTCAACTGCTTTTACTGGTTCAATCGCAATATCAACATAAAGTTCATTTCTGTCAATTCTTGCAGGTGTGTTATTGGTTTCGTCGCATACAACTAGGAAGTCGTACAATGCTCTTAGACCAACCAATTCAACCATCAAGCTTTCTACCTGTTGTTTGATTTCGTCACGTGTAATCTTATCGTTTGGTTCAAACAAGTATGGCTTTGCTAGACTGTTTAGCTGACTGCGTAGATATACCACAAGTCTTGCAACGTTGATTCTATCCAACGCACTTGCATTTCTTGCACGAGTCTTTTGTCCAAATACTGTTAATCCAGCACCAGTTAGGAAAGTGATTGGGTTAACATTATTTTGATACAATGTATCTCTTTGGCCTTCGTTAAGAGCAATACTTACAAATTCGCCTTCGTTGTTGACATAACCTGTTGCAGTAGCATTGGTTACACCGCCACGTCTTGTACCAGCTGGTGCAAACCATGGATAAGCAACTTGGTCATTTAGTGCCATAGTGCGTAGTACCATATGACTTGCTGGAACAACAATGTTGTTGCCTGCGTTGTCGCTGGTAAATCCACTTGGATAGTAAATGCCTAGGTATTCATCTCTGCTTACAAGTCCACGGTCGTTATCTTCAACTGCTAGATTAACGTTTGCTGCCCAGTTGTTCAATGTAGTAGCATCTGGTCTTAAACGGAATGGTGAATCTCCAACAACAAATGCTGTTAATCCTCTATCGTAGTTTAGGCTTACCATTTCACCAATTAGTTCTGGATAAGCTGGGCAAGCCATCAAGTTAAACAAGCGTGTTTCATTGTCACGGATATCTTGGTTACTGTTAACCAATGCTTGTAATGCTTGGACAACAACTTTACGCTGTGCTTTACGTCCAAAGCTACCTGCACCATCAACTTCGTTAGCACTTTCAGTTACCCAACGATGTGGATAATAACTGGTCATTGCTTCGCCGTTGTTGAAGCGTTCGTTGTCAGCATTAACATCAATCCAGTTACGCTCAAAACGCTTTACGTTGAATCCGCTTCTACGTAGATTCCACAATAGCATACCACGTGGATATAATGCTGGATCTGGAGCATCTGGGTCTAAGAAGTTGCTGCCGAGTAAATCTGCAATTTCTCCAGCTTCGCCACTGTTTGCGCCGTTTGTGTTATAACGTGCATCTGCAAACAGTATACCGTTTTCTGTGGTTTGATCAGTGTTATCTATCAATGTCCAAGGATATGATCCTGCATCTTTAAGTGTTTTGTTATAAAGATAAACAGTTGGATAGTTTTCTAAATCAGCTGTGCTGATCCAAATATCGCCTGTTTGCAGAGCAGTTGATCCATCGCTTTGTGTAGTCGGTTCGCTTGCACTTACAATCGGTCCGTTTACATCTGTATTGTTGGCATAATATGGTGATGCGCTGTTTTTGTAGCCTACCCATGTTGTACCGTTATGAATCATTAGATCAACTTCGTCAACAATGCTGCTATACCATAGAGCACCTTGTGCTGCTAATGCAGTTGGAGCATCGTTGCTTGCAGTGTAAACCAGTGGCTTCCACAATGTAGCACGGAATTGGTCGCCACCTTCGTCGTACAAGTTAGCTGTACCGGCGCCAGTTGTTATATTAAATCCGCTATAACCAATCTCAGCAAGCAATCCATCTTGATCTACAAGAATAATATCACCGCCAAGTTTATGTGTAATAACAACACGGTTTTGACTATCCACGCTAGCCACAACATTAACCAGTCCTGCATCATTAATAGCTTTTGCAATTACATCTGCGTCTGCGGCAGCACCTGTTAGTGTTGCACTAATAGTAATTGCTGCTGTTAGGTTTGATGAATTTTTTAAAGTTTCTTGTACAAATATTCGATATGTTCCAGCAGCTACTGAACCAGCTACAACTTTACTACTTACAACATTGGTTGCACCAGATGCTGCTCTTGTGTAGATTTTAAAATCTGCTTTTGGTAAATCAAAGTTTCCTGCTGTGGTTTCTGCATCAAGGTTTGATTGTACATACAGATTGCCTTGTATAAGTCCTGCGCCGCCCCCTGCTCTATCTAGATCATAGATTGCAGTTTGATTATTTGGTGCAATAGGTGCATCTGAGCTAACCCAAGTTTCTGTTGCTGAACTCCATGAGCTTACTCTCCAACGAGCACCTGCATTCGGCTCTGTGGTTTTAAGCCAAACACTTCCAGTAGGACGAGGATTTGAGTCTGTTCTCTTAAATGCAGGAACACTGGTATGTTTGCTAATCTGCAAACTTGGAGCATAATATGTTCCAGCTGTAATACCAAGATTTGCTAGAGGAGTACCTGTACCATCAGTTAGTACAATGTTATCATTGAGTTCACCGTTTGTGTAAAGGCTTATTAAGCCATCTGCTAGATTTGCAAAAATTCCGCTTGCATTTGCGGCTGTGTTAATGTCAGCTACTAGTGTTGTAGCGGTACTTCCTGTGGTAGTAACAGTAATGTTAGTGCTATCAGTTAGACCAATTGTAAATGTTTGTCCAGCGGCTGCTGCGCTAAGTGTAGCAGTCACCAACGGCCAGCTAAGTTTCCACTGTCTGCTACCAACATGTACCCAAGTACCTGCGGCAACTCCTGCACTTGTATTTCCTGAAGACTTGTACCAAAGTCTAGGTTCGTTGCTTACTGCAACCATAGCATAATCGCCAATAGCGCCTACGCTGCCCTTTGGTCTATAGCTGTAGCCGCCGCCAGCTTCGGTTTGTGTTGCATCAGTAATAACAATAGGAGATTTGTTAGTAAATGTTTGACCGCCAGTGGTACTAATTACCGCATTGTTCCATTCGAAAATACCCCAGCTGGTGCTTTGAGTATCTAGCCAATATGTGCCATTAGCAGGGTCAGCTGAAGTTGGAGTAGCACTGGCATTTAGTGCTCCTAAATCCATGTCAGCACGTACAACAAATGCTCTGTTGCTGATTCCTAAATACGAATAAGCAGCTTGTAAGCCGTATTCGTTTTGCTCGCCACCGTTGATTGGATTATTGTTTGCATCAGTAAGGAAACGAGGATCGCCAAAGGTTTCCACCAAGTCTCTCTGCGATGTAAGCAAATAAACCTGACCTGCATTTGCTTTAAGTGTACCTGGTGCAATGCCGGTGCCTGCACCGTTGGTTTTGTTTTCTGCTGTCGCTACGAAAATAATAGGGGTAGTTCCTGGTTCAGCCGGAGTATAGAAACTCTCGTCAATAACTGATACCTGAACACCTGGTGATACTAATGCCATTTTAATTTTCTCCTATGGATCAATGTTATTACTATTATTTAGTTGATCTTAGGAGAAAACCGTGGTTTAGGAGGGTAAAAAAACTATAGTTTATCCATGTGATTCATTAGCTGTGAAACATTAAACTCAAGTTCTTCTAATGATCCATTATTGTCAATGGTAAAATCTGCCATCCATTGCTTAAGACTCATGCTACTAGGATCTTCTTTAGGAAGATGATCTGATCTGTCGACCCAAACTGCATAATCAAACACACCAGTATTCTGCATAGCAAAAAATTCACGCTTGTTGCGTAATCCGCAATAAATGTCGTGTGCCCGAAATATTTCTCTGCCTAAGCGACTTGCATCAGGAACATTATAAGCGCAGATAGCATCATACCATTCTGCTCTGTGATTGTGCCGGTCAGCATAACACTCTTCTTCATTATAATATCCATAACTATCCTTTAGCATATCAAAAATAAAAAGTTTGCTACAAAACTGACTACTACTCTCAAAGCTATAGCCATATTTGTCGCGAAGCATTTCACAAACAGTGTCTTTGCCATGTCTGCCATGGCCGATTATCAGTAACTTTTTTCTCATAATATATATTATGATATTGATTAGTTGTTGTCAACCAATTAAGAATCCGTATCCTACACCGCCGGCAGCAGCCATATCTAGGTCTTTTTCCAACTTTTCCATTTCAGTTTGTGCTTCTTGTTTCAATGAATCACCATTTAGTGTAGTGCCGCCGCTTGGTCCTACTATAGTAGAAAATTTACTACGTGCCTCGCCTAGCATATATTTACAATTGGCCAATGTATAGTCTTTGATCCATTGATTGGCTTTGTAATCGTTGAGCAGTTCAAAATCTGGTCTATAATTATAGCAATACAATAATATTTCTTCTGTGGCTCTAGGTCTTTGTAATATTGTTAATTTTTTAGTGCTAGTGTTCCAAACAAATTCTATAAAACTACCAAACATTCTACCTACAAGTTCTTGGTGCTGAGCAAAAAAATCATATGTAGCAAGTCCGCCTATGCCTGACCCTGCTAACAAATATGTATTTGTGTATGCTAGATTAAACGGTTCAAACAAACTACCGCCAAGATTTTCTGCACTTGGAAACAATTTCACACCAACTATGTCGCCTGCACTTAAGGGAGTTACAAGTGTAATTCTTCTTTGCGCACTATCAGTACTGTAACTTGTAGTTTCGGCTCCGTTTACGTCAACTTCTATTCTTGCAATTGCCAACAAATTATAATTGACATTTAAAATCTGTTGACCAGCTGTTGCAGTAAAGGTTTGAGTAAAAATTGGATTTCCGGTTCCGGTTCCGCCTAAGCCGCCTAAACGACTTCCTACGCTTCTACGAAATGCTTGTCTTACTTCAATAACTTCTTGTGGCAACGTATATTCGTTTTTATCAGGAGTTAATGCTAGTACTATATAACTTTCTTCTACGCTGTTTTCATTACGTTGTCTGTATTTGTTGAAAGATTTTTTCAATGCAGTTTCATAATGAATTGGATCTAGTTCTACATCAACCATACCTCCGCCAAGGAATGTATTAACGTAATCGTATATCTCTTGAAATCGTGTAGTGTTGGCCATGTGTTGTCTCCACTAGTATTTATCGTTGGATAAATACTACATGCCACGTTTAAGTTTATATAGACCAGAAAAAAGCAATGATTACGACTTTATAGATGCAACCGTCTATGAGATGTTTACAGTCGGAGGCACTGATGTTTTGGTACACAAATATTTAGGCCCAAAACTAATAGCAGAAGGTCGTTCTACTGCTGAGCAGCCGTTGTATGATGCTGTAAAAGAAACCAATATTCAAGATCTACTGTTTTTAGAAAACAGAGATAGAAAATACGACAACGATATATACACATTGCGTGGGCATTACAATTTACAAGATCAAGATTTTAACCTTAGTCAGTTTGGTTTGTTTTTGAGCAATGATACTATATTTTTAACTGTACATATCAACAGTAGTGTTAAAACCATAGGTAGAAAACTCATGAGCGGAGATGTCATAGAATTGCCGCATATGAAAGACGAATATGCAGCCAATGATTATAATATTGCATTGAAGAGATTTTATGTGATAGAAGAGGTGACTAGAAGTGCCGAAGGATTTAGTCAAACCTGGTATCCACATCTATACAGACTTAAATTAAAACAAATTTATGACGGTCAAGAATACAAAGATATCCTAGACTTGCCAGCAGAAGAAGGCAGTGCAAATACACTGAGAGATTTATTGAGTACCTATGAAAAAGAGATGCAGATCAATGCGGCTGTAATAGCGCAGGCTGAAGATAACGCTAAAAAGAGCGGGTACGAAACAACACAATTTTTTACTGTTAGTGTATTAGACAATGGAGAAGTTGCAATTGTTAGTGCAGACTACAATAGTTTGTTAGCAGATGGAACAATTACTGCTGATACAGTTTTTGTTAATCCATCAGATACCGGATACAAGGGCTATTTAGTAGGCGACGGATTTCCGCCAAACGGTGCTCCATATGGTGTTGGATCAGGATTTCCTACTGGTGCTGATTCAGGTGATTACTTTCTAAGAGTGGATTTGTTACCCAACAGACTGTTTAAATTTGATGGCAATAACTGGCGCAAGGTAGAAGATGCTGTTCGTCAAACATTAACTCCAAACAACGAAAGACAAACACTCAAAGGCAGCTTTATTAACAACACTAGAGTTAACACTATCACAGGTGATGAAGTTGTTGAAAGACAAGCCCTTAGCAAAGCACTTAAAATCAAGGCAGATAATTAATGCAATATTTTTATGACGGTCAGATACGCAGATATCTCACACAGATAGTTAGAGCATTCAGTAACTTTAGTTACCAAGATGCCGATGGCGATTTGCGTACTGTGCCAGTAATGTATGGTGACATTTCCAGACAGGTTGCTAGTATAATTCGAGACAACAGCGAAAACAAATTGCCCAGTGCACCAAGAATGGGTGTTTATATAACTGGCTTGCAATTGGATCGCAGCAGATTAAGTGATAGTAGTTTTGTAAGTAAAATAAACTTGCGTGAAAGAGATTTTGACAGTGTTGCAGGCGATTATGGAACACAACAGGCCAAAGGCTATACAGTAGAAAGATTGCATCCAACACCTTATACACTGAGTATTAACATAGATGTATGGAGCAGCAGTACTGATCAAAAATTACAGATACTGGAACAGATCTTTATGTTGTTCAATCCAGACTTGGAATTTCAAACCACTGACAACTACATAGACTGGACCAGCTTGAGTGTGTTACAAATTGAAAATATTAATTTTAGCAGCAGAACTATTCCAGTTGGAACAGAAAGTGAAATTGATGTTGCTACACTAGGATTTACTGCGCCTATTTACATTTCGCCGCCAGTTAAGGTTAAGAAACTAGGAATTATTACAGACATTATTACTAGTATATTTGATCGTGAAGCCGGCACTATTAGTTTAGAAGGATTTAATCCTCCTACAGATGGCAAGGCATGGAGTTCAAACGGCGTTACAGTACTTCCAGACGGTACTGTGGTTGATCAAAATGGCCTTACCATGACAGTTAGCAGTGGCAGCGGTAGACTGGATCTGAGTAGTCCTATTGTGGTAAGTTATAGAAATTTTGATCTTAGTGTGCAAAATGGTATTGCTAAACTGGTTATAAACAAAAAATTACGTTTAGGAGAGATCAACTGGCTTAATGTTCTTGAAGCAGAGGCTCCTGCAAAGTATCAAAATGGCATTAGTCAAATTCGTTTGTATAGAGTAGAACTAGGAACACCTATCATAGGTACCTTTACAATCAGCAATGATAAATTTGAAATGGATATAGACTACGATATCGATACTTTACCCAGTGATACTGTTATTCAAGGACCTGCAAGAAACAATGGCAGTATTGATTTTGTAATCAATCCTATCACTTGGAACCCTACAAGTTTTAAAACTGTAGGAGTAAGAGCGTTACTTACAGGACCTGTCGGTGGTAAGGTTGAAAGAAAATTTAATCTAACAGAAAAAACAACAAGAATTGATACTGATGTAGATGAATCTATAGTTTATAGTCATCAAGTTTTTGTCAACGGAACACCAGTTGCTACTAACAGCAAAAACATAGACGACAAGTATGTTATTGAATTTGCTACAGCGCCAAGCATCAACAGCTCAATACGTTACGAACTATATCTCAACGAAGACGGTGCAGATGCTTGGAAAAACAGCAACGGCAGCGATTTTGTTGCTGACCAAAATGATATAGTTGAGTGGGACGGATCGCGATGGCATATTGTGTTTGATGCCAGCGAATCGACACAGATTGTATATGTTACTAATTTGACAACCAATCAACAGTTGTACTGGAACAAGTATTTTTGGCAGGCCAGTGTCGATGGATATTATCCAAGAGGTACATGGGAACTTGTGCTTTAACAATAATTATTTGTATGAATAAGATTATTTGCAGTGGTGCCCTATTTTATAGTCTAGACACAAAACGTTTTTTATTGTTGCACAGAGCGCAAGGTAAAAAGGGCAATCTATGGGGATTGGTTGGAGGAACCAACGAAAGTTGCGAAACTCCTTGGGAGGGACTTCGAAGAGAAATCGAAGAAGAAATTGGCTCTGTAATTATTAAAAAAACAGTACCGTTGGAAACATTTATCAGCAACGATGACCATTTTCATTTTCACACATATCTTTGCGTTGTTGAAAAAGAATTTATGCCAGCTCTTAACCACGAACACAACGGATATAGTTGGGTAAGTTTTGGCAATTGGCCAAAGCCGTTGCATCACGGATTAAACAATACATTAAAAAACAAAAACAATACTCAAAAGCTAGAAACTGTTATTCAGCTTGTGGACATGATTGCTTAAACTGTTCTAACAGCCAATCAAAGTTGTTGATTTTTGCCAATGCTGCTTTATCGTCTTTATTGACTTCGCCATAAGCTCTACCTGCTTGTGCGCCTGCTATTGCATATTCTCCAAACGGTTTATCGCTACCACGTGTACACCATGCATTGAGTCTGAATTCAGTTTCTTCAGCAATCTGTCTATCAATTGCTCTGCTTGCAAGTTTTGCACATTCTCTAAATCCACTACGCCATGCACTAAATGGGTCTGTGTTAAATGCAGTTTTGTTGCTCATTTCTGCAATAGCTTTGAAATTTTTACTAATACTGGTAGTCATGTCCGGACTGTTTACGTCTACTGTTTTGGTCAATTCAGTCGGTAGCAGTTTTACACCACCGTATCCGTACACTAGACTGTTTACAGGATTATAGCTGCGCCATACATAAACTGTACTACGACCATCAACATCGTATCGAGCAATCTGATAATTAAAATCAAATGTATCTAGTATTTCAGCATCTCCATCTACTACCCAAAACATTTCAGTATCGCACAGATTTGCAGCGGCAATATGTGCTTGGTGAATACCTTTGACTCCGTGTACACGTTTAGCATGTGGATAACGTTGTTTTAACAAGTTATAGTTTTGGTCAGCATTGGGCTCATTGCTGCTGATAAACACAATGTCATATGGCTTAGGTTGACTTACAACTTGATCGTATTCTTTTTTAATTGCAAAAAATCTATATTCTATTTCACGCTGGCTTAAAGTATTGTGTCGGTTAACCAAACTTACACCGTCATAGTATTCACCATTTTTCCAAACATGATTGATTTTTCTTTCATATTGATTTTGATAAGTTATATAAAAATCCCAATCAAAGGTTTTGTCAACAACAATATCATTGTTAATCATAAAAAACATTTCGTTATCAGTTTGTTCTAGTGCAGTTTGATACTCAGCGTAGTTGTTTACTGTAAACACAGGATACGGTTTAGGAACACTTGCTACAATATCCCATTCTTTTTTCTTGATGTAAAATCTATGTTCAACTTCTTTTTCGCTAACCAATAAATGTCTACTGAACAACACAATACCATCTCTGTGTTCTCCGTTTAAAAACACATGATTTATTTCTCTATCATATCTATTATGATGACTAAAATACAAATCAAATACAAAATTATCTGCAACTTTTACATCGCCGGGCACACCCCAAAACAGTTCACTGGTTGAATTATACAATGCATTGGTATAATCGTCATAGTTGTTGATGGTAAATTTATCGTAAGGCTTTGGTTGGCTAGCTACAACCGGGTGTTCTTTTTTATCGATATAAAATCTATGTTCTACTTCATTTTTGCTTACTTCTACACTGGTGCTGTGTAATACAATTCCGTCATAGCTGTCTCGATTTAAAAACACATGTGTAGTATTTCTGTCCAGTACATTTGTTTCGCTAAAATACTCGTCCCAAAGAAATTCATCTGCAGGTACAGTATCACTGGGAATACCCCAAAACATATTTGTAGTGCTGTTCTTTTTTGCATCTAAATAGTCTTGATAGGTGTCTATGATAAACCGTTCAAACTGTTTACTTTGACTCACCGATTGTTCGTGCTCTATCCTGTTTGCTAAAAATCTATATTCAATTTCTTTAGAAGTCACAGGGGCATGTTTACTATACAATACAACGCCATCATACTTGTTGCCGTTTAACCAAACATGATTGCGTTTTCTCAGTTGACTTTGATGGTCAATATAATAATCGAAAATGCTGTTGTCCAGTATTAGGATGTCCTGCGGAACGCCCCAAAACATTTCGGTTGTGGTTTTTTCTAATGCTTCTAGATATTGTTCATAGTTGTTGATTTCAAATCGATCGTATGGTCGCGGGTTGCTGGCCATAATTCGTATTTCTTTTTTGTTAACAAAAAATCTATGAGATAGTTCTTTTTCAGTGGCACTATAACTTTTAGGAACAAGCGCAACGCCGTCTAACCTATCTACATTGCCGTTGCCAAACACATGCACAAAGTCTAGACTCCATTCATCTGGATCGTAGCTGAATTTAAAGGTATCTCTTACTATAACATCGTCGTATACCAACCAAAACATATCAGTAATACTACGTTGTCGTGCCTGTTCAAAACTTTCAACTACTTGCAACGTTGGAAAGCGTTCTACTAGTTTACTGTGCGAAGTTCTATCGTTACCTATGTAAAAAATATCAAAACGCTCTTTTCCACAATAAACATCATAGTCTCCGCAGATATAACTGTGTTTGACTGTAGGATAATCACCTGGTTCTGTTGGAACAAGTTTTACTCTTCCCCAGTCTTTGATTTGTCTGCTCTTTTTGTAAACATATGGAAATACATGCACAGATTTTTCTTGAGTTTCGCCGGGTCTAAAGTACCAAGGAAAGCTATCATAAACACGAATTGTAGGATCAACTACCCAAACAAATTCAGATGTTCCACGATAGTTCGAAACTTTGCTGTCGTCGTAAACAACAGGATATCTATCAAAGATGTGATTCTTTAAAAAGTCTTGTCCGTTGTGCAACGGTGTTGAAAACCGTTCGAATCTGTCAATAGCTCTCATAGTAGATTTGCCTTAATTCCAAAATGTGCAAGTTGAATATCTGCATCCACATACACTTCTATTCCGTGATGCATTGCTTGATTGCAAAAATATATATCTTCGCCGCCGTAGGTATCTAGAGTTTTGTTGTATTCATGTGCAAACCAAGGCTTTGGTAATTGTTCAAATACCGATCTCTTAACCAGCATACATCCCATTCCTACGGCCCAAACCGGATGTAACCCTGTGCGAGATTCTAATCTCAGATCAACATTTTTAGAATCAAGAAATGCTACACTACGATATGGAGGATATCTAGTACTGTAATTTGCAGCAACTATATCTCGATCGTGTTTTAAAAAACGATCAATAATGTTAGCAGGAAAATGCATGTCGCTATCAAGCCATAGCAAATGTGTAGCACCAGTGTCTAGTGCTTCATTTGCTAATCTTGTTCTTGATTCTGCAATAACACTTCCACATACTACATGTAATTCATAATCAATGTTATCTCGAGTAAGCCTGCCGGTTAGGTTAGCAAGACTTACAGCAAAATTAGTGTGTAGTGTATCGTGTGCAGGTATACAAATACCTATGCGCATATTATACCATTGTGTTTGGAAGTGTTTCTGCGTTTAGATCTTTTTCTGCATCGATTGTTAATTTGTTCCAAATACGTGCTGAACCGGATGCAACCTTGACACATTCTTTGAAGTCTTCGGCGCCAAGGCTAGCCATTGCAAGCATGTTTTCAGGTTGTACTTTACCGATTGTTAGCAAGTCTGCGCCTGCTGCACGACCAAAAGTTTGAATCCAATGATGGCGATCATCGTCTGTTGGAATGTCCATTGCTTCAATAGCTGCACGAACTTGTGATTCTAGTTCCGTGCCTAACAATGGCGCAATAATATCCACTACCGACAATTTACGTGCCTTTGTGTGTTCGTTTGCTAAATCTACGTTTAGTACTTCGTATAAGGTTTTCATATGTGCTCCTATTAATCTGGTATTGGGAAATAGAACCCGCCAAAACTAGCACTCATGCTAATAACCGTTCCGGCACTGATACCAATATATGTTCCAAGAACACTGATAGTATAACTACTGGCAAATCCTCCTGCAACAAAATAGTTGCGGATTTGACTCATTGTAATTGTGCTGCCAGTTGGTGGTAGTGCCATTGTTAGTCCTATTTTAAATACAGTAACACATTATTTAATTGGTGTCAAGTTAGATAGCCGGCAAAACCGGCTACCTAGTTATTTATCCAGTAATTTTTCTACCATTGAACGTAGTTCATCGATTTGATTTTGTTGAGCTTTAAATGCCTCGATAAATGCACCTGCCATAGCACCATAGTTAACAGTTTTAATACCATCCTCTGTGGTGTGTACAACTTCTGGGAAGTACTGTTCGATTTCTTGAGCAATAACACCCATATGTCTAGTTTCTTTATCTTCTAGATCTTTTCTCGTAAATGTTACACCGCGAATACTTAAGATTTTGCTTAGAGGATCTGCAATAATTTCGATGTTGTCTTTTAAATTACAATCTGAGAATGCTGTAATTTCGCCTGTAGCAGTAAGATTACCTGTGGTTCTAGCAAAAGTAAATCTTGTTGTTGTATTATCTCTGATAAAGAGATCGCCGGTATAATGGTCAATAAATGTGTTTGTTCCGTTATGATAGAAACGTGTATCTGATCCTGTACCTAATCTCAGTTCAATGTTGTCACTAAATGTTAATGTGCCACCGACAATGTCTGCTACATCGCTGCGTAAGAAGCTAGTACTGTCGATACTATCCAGTGTATTAGCATTATCAGCAGTAATACCAGTTAATCCGCTACCATTACCAGTAAAGTTAGTGGCTGCTATGTTGCCAGTTATATTAATACTGCCACTACCAGATAGTGTTCCGCTAAACGTATCGTTAGCATCACTGCGTATGAAGCTACCGCTATCTAAGCCATCGACTGTGTCTGCATCTAGCCCGCTACCAGTACCATCGTTACCAGCGTGCCACACTGTATGAGAGGCGTTAGTTACATTTTCATAGAATGTAAGTCCAGTTAGTCCACTGCCAATATCTAGTCTTTCGCTAGTAGCATCACTGGCAATACGCATTGTGCCGCCGTTTACATATTGGATGTATCCACGTCTTGTAGCACCTTGGTAGAACCCAATAAACGGACTACCAGTAGCACTAGTATCAGAGAACTGCATTTGTTCACCGCTAAGACTGGTTGTAATCAGTCCAGTAACAGTATCAGCAGCATCACTGCGTACAAAACTACCACTATCTAGGCTATCAAGTGTATCAGCATTAACATTGGTTAATCCACTACCATTACCGGTAAATGTATCAGTGCCAATGTTGATGTTGCCAAATCCGCTAGTGATTTCGCCTTGATTCAGAGCACCTGTGCCTGTTAAGTTACTGTAGATACCACTAATACGACCATTTGGTACAGTTCCGCTGCCTAAATTGGTTGCATTTAAAGCTTGTATTCCGGCGCCATTTGCAGTATTTAGACTGCCTGCATACAAGTCTCCTACTACACCCATGCCGCCGCCTACACGCACTGCACCGGTTGCTGTTGTGGTTGCTGCGCTAGTATCACTGAATGTTTTGATACCTTCCATGGTTTGGTTACCACCTAATCTAGCACCAGCAACTGTACCGCTGCTCAAGTTGCTTGCGTTTAGTGTGGTTAAGCCACTACCGTTACCTGTAAATGTATCTGTGCCGATATCGATGTTGCCAAAGCCACTGGTAATACTACCTGCATTGAGTGCTCCGGTTCCAGTGATACTCAATTGATGCTGTGTAACACCAGTTGCTTGGATACGTGCATCTGGTATAGTTCCACTTGACAAATTGCTGGCATTTAGTGTTGTAATACCACTACCGTCACCTGAGAATATACTGGTTCCGATGTTGATATTACCAAATCCTGTGTTGATACTACCAGCATTTAAAATACCTGTGCCTGTAATACTCAATTGATGCTGTGTAACACCAGTTGCTTGAATACGTGCATCTGGTATAGTTCCGCTGGTTAAATTACCTGCATCCATGTCGCCGATGAAGTTGTCTGCACGTATATCTTTGTTTACATACAATCCACCGCTGATCTTAACTGCGGCACTACCGCCAGCAAATGTTGAACCAGTTGCGTTTGTAGCATCCGTAAATGTTACAAGATTGTTTGATGCAAGAGTAGTAAATGCACCACTACTTGGAGTTGTATTGCCAATTGGTGTATTGTTGATTGAACTAACAAACAGTTGGCCGTCGATATACATATCTGCATTTGTGCGTAGATCCAGTCTAACAATAACTTCTGGATTAACCTGTCCTGCTAGTACAGCGGCAGCTTTGGTTTCACCTATGGTCATTTGTCTTGCTGCTTGACCAAATGCAATGTTGGTTGCATTGTCTTTGAGCAAGTTAAATGTGCCAGTTTCGTCTGTATCAAGTGTGTTACCATTTACAAACAAGTTGCCTGCAAGGTTAACATTTGCATTAGCAATGTTAAAGTTACCAGTTGCTGCACCCATGTTAATTGTAGTTGCAGCACCAAATGCATTTACAGTAGTTGCACCAGTGTTAGCAAGAGTAAATGTACCACCGCTAACACTTAGATCACTGAGTCCTCCAATCTGTAGATTACCGGTCACTGCTAGATCGTTGTTGATAGTGGTTGTACCACTTGCAGCACCAATACCAATTGTGGTACCTGCACCAAACGCATTAACAGTTGTGGCATTAGTGTTGAAAACATTAAAAGTTGTGCTACTAGTGCTTACACCACTTGTGAATGTTGGATTGTTTTGGAATACTAGAGCACCACTGCCGGTTTCGTCGCTAATTACTTCTGCTAACTGAGCCGATGTAGTTGCAGCAAATTGACTTAGTGGGTTACCAGTAATAGCAAGAGTGCCACTGGTCGGTAGTGTTATGCTAGTATTACCGGTGGTTGTTAATCCAAGACTATGCGCACCAGTGTGTGTAAAGTTTCCGCCAAGTGTAATAGTTTTGGTTCCATTGTTTACACCAGTACCGCCATATGTTGGTGATATAACAGTGCCTTGCCAAGTACCAGTTCCAATAGTTCCTACACTTTGAAGACTACTATTAACAACGTTTGTACCAAGTGTTGTACTGCTTAATACACTAGCATCGTTGATAAAATATGCCTTGCTGCTTGCAAGATTAAAATCTTCGCTTGAATCAAACGCAGTGTTTACACTATCATATGTTAGTGTGGCATTTGCACCATCAATGGTAATACCTGCACCGTTTGCTGCGGTTGCATTTGCTGCACCACTTGCAAGAACAATATTAAGATCGTCCACAGTTAGTGTTGTACTGTTAATAACTGTAGTGCTACCGTTTACAGTTAAGTCTCCGGTAACAACTAGATCGTGTCCAATAGTAGTTGTGCCACCGCCATCACCACCTGTACCAATGTTGACAGTTGTAGCAGCACCACCGATATTGAGTGTTGTTGCGTTTGTGTTGATTAAGTTAAAGGTAGTTGCGTTGGTTGTAATGTCGCCGCCGTCTACGTTTAGATCTAAGTCAATATCAACATTATTATGTATAGTTGTTGTACCAGTAGCAGCGCCAATCTCTACAGTGGTTGCAGCGCCGCCCATATTAATAGTTGTTGCTGTGGTATCTAGTAGATTAGCAGTTGTTTGATTAGTACTAATGGTACCACCGTTTGCTGCAATCTCACCAGTAAATGTTGCTTTACCGCTGGTGTCAATTCTTACTCGCTCAGTGCTTGTATGTTGAATGTCGCTTGTGGTACTTACTGCGCCTGTTTTGATAACAACGTCACCGCCTGTTGCATTACCAGTACCAATGCCGCCTTCAATTGTTAATGCACCACCGGCAATATCAGTACCTACACCGTCGCCACCTTTGATAATTGCATTTGTTGGAGTTGCACTTGTTTCGGCAGTACCGAACACAACTTTGGTATTTCTAATAACCATGTTATTATCTATACTCAATGTACCAGCAATTACGTTTAATGGGTTGGCTGTTACGTTTGCATCAGTTCTAATTGTAAAACTAGTTGCATTAAATGTTGCACCAACCACTGGCCAACTGCCGTTGAGATTAGTAATAGCACTACTAGCAATGTTTATTGTGTCGCCTACTTTAACACCTATGGTAAATGGTGTATATGTAAATGTTAAACTTGTGCTGTTGAGAATAGTACCAGTTGTAGGATTGCTTAGATAAATGAAATCGTCAGTAACACCGCTAACTGTTGTATTTGACGGAATACTGCCGCTGCCTGTAACAACCATACCTGCAAGAATATTTGCAGTGCTGCTCATCGGAACTTCGGTATCGCCGTTGGCTGTTAGAGCATTGGTGTTTACAACAACATTAGCAAGATTTACAACCACGTCTTGGCTTGCTGTAGCTTCGTAACTTCTTGCAAAAGTCAACAGTGAACGAGTTGCAGTACTGCTGCCTATTTTGATGTTTGTAGCCGCGCCACCAATCTCTAAGCTGGTAACGTTTTCGTTGTATAGACTCCCACTACCTGTGCTCCTCGAGGTAAGTTTTGCAGATCCAACGTCAAGTCCTTCTGACAGATCTAATGCTGTACCCCATTCAGGAACAGTTCCGTTTGATTTTAGGAACGCATTGTTTCTACCTATATTTAAGGTGTTAAGAGAACCTGTACTTTGAGCGTAGATTAAATCGCCTACTGCATAAGTAGTAATGTTTGTACCACCTCTTGTAACAGGCACTGGACTGGTTAAGTTAGATGGATTGAGGAAGAATGCACTGTCAAGTCCATCTAGTGTACCAGCATCAACTACGCCATCTTTGATAAACACTTCGCCGCTGCCGTCTGTGTTAACATTAAACTGTGTTTGTAAGAATCTGCTGGTTCCTAGTGTTGAGAATGTTCCTAATGGATCAAAATCGGTATTGGCAATGCCAATGTTAACTGGATCGCCGTAGAATTCGCCACCTACACTGCTACCAGTTAGAGTAATTGGGTTATCGACAGTGTTTGCTTTTTTCAGTGTTTGAACAACATTTTTATAGCTGCTATCACCAAACAATGCTGTATCACTGTTTGGTATACCAGTTGCACCCAATCTCGAAGGTGATACTGTGCCACTGATAATGTTGCTAGCATCGATGTTGGTTACTGCTAAACTGTTCCAGTTAACTTTAATACGACTGGATGTGTTGACAACAGCATTTATCTGTACGTTGTTTCTAATAAACTCTGCACTTCCGACACCTGTGCCGTCTATGTTTTGAGCATTGGTTACCAGACCATTAACACTGCTTAGTGCATCTGATCTCAATTCGTGTAGCGTAAAACTGCTTGTAGTAACACTTCCTACAAAGAATCTACTACCGCTTGGTATTGCAGTGCCGCCTACACTCGGTAACGCATTCACCGACGAGCCGTCATCAAGGCTAAGTATTCTCACAGCATCGCCGGTGGTATAACCGTGATTCGCTACAATAATACTGTTGTTGGTTAGGTTAACTGTGAATCTTGTAATGTTGTGATTGTTGTTTGCCGGAGTACTGGTAAACTCAACAATATTCAACAAACTAAAGTCTTCGTACAATTCTATGGTATTACCGTCAATTGGTTTTGCATAGTATATACTGTTATTCAGCAATCCGCCAATAGGAACATTACCCAGTGTTGTATATGTTACAGGATTGCCGTTACCTAAACCGTGTCCAGGAATTGTGATTCTATAGGTAGTATAGTTAACTGCGCCGCCGGCACCTACATCACCTGCTAGGAAGTTATGACTGATAACGTCGTCTAGATTGACGGTCTTGCTGGTAGTGATTGCAAGATTATCTTCCACAAAGTCAACGCTACTTGCGCTGGCAATAAACAATTCGCCACCAAGAATATCAACATAGGCACGTTTTTCAATTGCAGTAACTTCAACTTCAAAGCCACTGCCGGTGCCTCCTATATTAGCAGCACTTGCACTGAGCAAATCGCCAACAGCATAGCCTGTGCCGCCTCTTCTTAGGTCAACGTCGGTAACTTGGCCTGCTGTAACGGTAATATCTGCCTTGGCACCAGTTCCTACGCCAGTGGTACTGGTTAAAGACACGTTACTGTATGTCTTACTACCAGTAACCGGAGTATACAAGCTACCACTGCTAATATTAGCATTATCAACGTTGGTTAGAACCCCGTATCTAGTTTCTGTAACAGCACCTTGCGCATTACCGTCAGCACTGCTTACAATAGTTCTAGCTGTAGCACCTGTTACTGCTTTGGTGCTTTCGTTATCGCCATTGTTTGCAATAGTAAATGTAACACCAGTTGGTGTGCTTAATACTAATCCGTTGCGAGTATAAGTTGTGTCGCTACCTACAATAATTTGTACATTATTACCAACATTAAAGTTGTGAGCGCCACTGGTTGTAATAGTAGCAATATTACTGCTTCTTGCAACGTTGGTTACTGTTGCACTGGTAAATGTATAAGTGCCGCTGGTATCTAATATTAGATACTGACTAGTGTTTGAACTACGCAAGAAGAAGTTATCTGTTATAGCACTGCTCGACCCTTTACTGTCCGGACGTACTCCGCTATCCACACCGTTGACGAATAGATTAGGAGCACTTACACCAGTTTCCCATGGATCGCCTGTGCTGTCTTCGTTGTCGTCCCATCCACCAGTAAGGCTAGCTACAAGAATATTTCCACTAGAACTATATGATCCTTTAGCATAACCTGTAGCACCTGTAATGCCAGGCTGTGTAATTAATGCACCGTCTGTGGCTGTAATATTGCCACTTAGTGTAAGTTCTACTTGCTCGTAATTTTCAGTACCAATGTCACCTGCTTTTAAGTCAACTGCTGGAATTTCGTCAACTTGTTCAAGTCTAGAAAGATATCCAGGAGTATTGGTGTTAGTAAACTGGCGTGTTGCTGGAATCAAGTCTGGATTAAGCTGACCGTTGGTGTTGAGCTGAACAATAGCACCCGGCACCGCCGCAGTACTAACTGATTTGTCAACAAAGCCGCCTAGTCTGTTACTGATAAAACTACGTACAGCTAGCTGAGTAGATAATCTAGCATCGCTTGGTCCGCCAATTTCGTCATCGCCTAGATTAACGTTTGCAGATATTTCTTCAATAGCAACATCAGACAGACTTAGACGTAGTGCATCAAGTTCGTCCACCTGCACTCTGTTACGGAAGGTAATGTTACCAGTTCTGTTAAACGCTGTAATAAAGTCACCGACCTTAAAGTCACCAAGTTCGTTAGTACCCGATGAGTAAACACGACCAGGTAGTTCTTCAAACTGTTCAAATTGTGCTCTGGTGTTACCGCCGTTCTGTGGTAAAGCGTTATAGTCTGTACCAGAACCTGCATATTCCCAAGTGTGTGAAGAACTGTTAACAATACTTGGTCTATGGAACCAACACTGCTTTTCCAATAGATTAATTAGGTTGGTCAAGCTACTACTACCGTCTGTAGCAGTAATTGAGAAGGAAGCTGTGCCTAATCCTTGTCTTGATGCTGCTTCGTTAACACCTATACTAGTGTTAGGACTACCGGCATGATCGCTGGTAATAGTGCTGGTTTCGTTAAACTGAATTCTCAACAAGCTGCTGCCTACAGCAACCTGTTCGATACTAACTGTTAAGCGGCGTTCGCGAGGTTCCCAGTCTTGTACAATAGCACTATTGTTATTACCGCCAGTTGTGCCAGTAATTGCACGTCCTGGCACAAATTCATAGCTTTCTGCGCCCGATTCTAATATTAGAGTTTGATATGTTTGGTGCGAACTCAATATTTCTTCAACAAAGAACTCAATAACACCTGATAAGAATTTTTGTGTTCCTACTCCGACTGCAAGGACGTTAACGTTAAATAATAAAGATTCGTCAAATGTTAGACTAAATTCATCCTCGTTAACAATTTTAATATAATAGGTTTGTTCCGGGTCTAAACCGCTAACGATTGTACCTCCGTCGTTGTCATAGATCACACGTTGTCCGTTGTTGAATCCGTGTCCTACAATTGTAAAAATATTGGTTGCAACATTGACATCTGTAGCGGCATCAAATGTTGTTTCAACAGGTGCTGATTTGAAGCTGTTGGTAATATCGCCTTCTGAACTTACTTCAGTTGGATCTGGAAGATCTGTGGGATCATTTATAATAGTTGTGACAACGTCAAACTTTCCGCCAACAAAATTTTGAACTCCTGCGCTTAGATTGGTAATGTAAGTTATTGCTTCTGTTTTTGCAAAGTTGATGGCTGCAATAGTTTGTAGTTCTTGACCGCTGATGCTTATTCTACTACTGTCTTGTAGATTTCTAGTGTAGTATGATAAACCTGCACTGCGTGAATATCTATTACCAGTATCCCATGTGTCTTTTGCCACAGCTTCAACAATCAACTGTGTATCTCTGTTGCATTTAGCTTGATCGTATATGAAGCCGTACCAAATGTTGGCTTGTATCTGCTCATTGATATACTGTGTAACTCTTTGACTTATGTTTATCTGCCCAGTAGTTGATAGATTTACAGTTGCATCAGTAACAAATGTTGGATTTACCCAGCTAGTGCCTGGTTCAATTTTTGTTAATCCTGTGCCATCAGCTGTGATAAAGTCAATAATCTCTTGTATTCTGGCACCAGCAAAAGTAATACTTTCTGCACTCCCTGGTGTTCCACTGGTGTCTTGTGTGCTGGTATTACCTGCAGTTTTTGTAACCAGTGTTTCAGCAATGACCTGTTGTATCACTTCTTTTAATCTTACATATGATGCAAGTGTTTCTTCTTTTTTACCTGAGCCATACTGTGCAATTGCTCCAACAAAGTATGCAACAGCAGCATTAAATGTTTCTAAGTTGCCGCCATATGTTAGATCATAGATTAGGGCATCTATTACTAATCCAGTGTCTCTACGGCATTTTGCTGCGTCATAGGAGAATCCAGCAGTATATGGGTCGATATTGTTGGCTACTTGGAATGCAATCCAAGCGTCAATTTCATCTTGCATAAATGTTTTGTTTGCAATTATCTGAGCTCTTGCATCGCCGTAACCAACTAGATAGCTGGTGTTGTAATCAGTTGGATCTGGGAATACATATGCATCAGCAACTGATCCTGGTGCAACTGTACTGCTACCGTTTTCGATGATATCGATTATTTCATCCCAAAGTAACCCTGCACGAGTTTTCATTGTGCTGTCGCTGAGAGCATTTACAGTAAATGTTTTTGCTTGAGTATACGCAGCCAGTGTTTGATCTTTTTGCAAAGTAATAACATTATTTGCATTTGCTCGCCAGTAGGCTAATCCTGCGTTAACTGTTCTATAGTTAGCATTAAACATGATGTCCCATTTGATTGCATCTATAATCAATTGGACATCTCTGGCACACTTGGCTTCGTTATAGGTAAATCCTGCCCAGATACTCGGTGTTGCTGCGCTAACCTGTGAGTTAATATAATTTACAGTTGCAGTAGCAATTAAATCTTTTGCCAATAACAACTGTGTATAAGCACGTTTGTATGCAGGATCTCTAAATCTTAAAACGTATTCTTCAACAGGAGTATCACGATTGATACCAACAATAGTTATTGTTTGCTTGCCTTCTGAAGAACCAGTGGAAGTAACAAACGCCCGATCAAAATCAAATGCTTTAGGCGAATAACCCGAACTTCTTAAAGCATACAAGCCAAAGTTTGTTGCACTGTTAGTGATAGAACAATAGCCGCCTGATTGACAATAAACACCGTTAAGCAAAAAGATTTGGAAACAGCTAACAATCTGAGCATAAGCATCGTTTGTTAAACGCCAACCGGTACCGCCGAAGCTGATATGTGTAAAAGCGTTTGCAACCATTGACTTACCTTGTTCTGGTACACCTCCGATTGTTGGATTTTCTGCTTCAATAGCATTGATAGGAACGTTTGGAGATTGAACTTTTGTACCGTCAATTTTAGCACCATTCATTCCTAAGAAAGAAATAATACTAGTGTTCTGAACGTAGGGAGATGTAGTAATAGTTGGACGAGTATTTGGCAGATTGGTATAACCTGTTCTGTCACATGCAGGATCAAATGGATCATCAAAAGCAACAGCATAATCGGCTTGAACAAGTGGAACAAAGTTTGCGTCAACACCGTCGCGGAATGTAAATTCACCAAAGTAACATGCATTACGCACACGTAGCATGTCGAGGTTGGCATTTGCAGGACGGATAATACATCCTCTTAAACCGTCGCCTTTGATAACAACGTTATCTGGAACAATTACAGGATTGTCTTCTGTATAATCGCCGACTGCAACTTTGATGTTAATGCGCTTAAAATTAATTGTGGTGTCAGCATTGTATACTAACCCAGATGCAATTTGACATGCACGCTTAATAGTCTTAACTGGCGCACTCTGACCATCATTGGCATCGTCTCCCTGTTCTTGGCTAACGTAAACAACGTTGCCGCCAAAAATGTCAGGGTCATTAAAGAATAATTGTCCGTTAGCGTTTATTGCTAGAACTTGACCATTGGTACCGATTCTGCTAGGAAGAGTCATTTGATAACCACTATCAAGTGTATTCGGAGCCTTTAATGTAACACCGTCTTCGCCGGATGCAGTAAGTTCTCTAAAAGTAAGAGTTCCAGCATCTTCGATATCAACGTTATTTTTAAAGTTAAAACCACCTGCTTCGGTTACAGTAAGTTGTTCAACACCGTTAACATCAATGCTAACCTGCGCCTGACTACTATCGCCAGCATCACTAACTAGAACCTGTGTATCGTTTTCAAAGACACGCTTGGTAATATCTTGAACTGTGTTGTCATCGCGTAGCAGGAACACTTTACCATCTGCTGTGTTGATTGCCAATTCGCCTGATTCAAGTTGAGAAACTATCGGCTTTTTGCCGGCCACTGCACTACGCTTGTGTTTAATTCTTGTCGCCATAAAGGCTTCCTCCTAGTTAGGTGCGGGTCAAGTCTATATAGACGCCCAGATACATGCGATAGAGATCGCTACAAAGTTATTTATCAAGGAAGTTAAAGTGGTAGCTTTATTAGAAGCTACCACCGTCTATTGTATCAGTCCAAACTGGAGTATTGTCACCGCCGCCTACTACTGTGAGTATTTGGAAGCTGTTGCTGGCATCACTGGTACCTGCTGCGGCAGTAACTTGTACTGGATCGGCTGCATTACCATAAAGTATACCATCAGTGGTAAATGTGCTTACACCTGTACCGCCGTATTGTACTTCAAGATCTGTATTGGTTAGGATTAACGTTCCGTCTACAGTCAAGTCTTCGTTTACGGTAACGTTCTGATCAAATGTTGTTAACCCGCCTGTGGCACCAATTGCTATAACTGTTGCAGCACCACCAAAGTTAATTGTTGTTGCAGTTGTATTCAACAAGTTGAATGTAGTTTGATTAGTGCTCAGTGTGTCATTGTTAATTGCTAGATCAGTGGTTAAGGTAGATACAGTTTCACTTAGTCTAAACTTTTCAACAACACTACCGCTGATCATTGTGCTGAAGACCATATCAAAGTCTTCTTGTGTACCAGTAACATCCTGTGCTACGATATCAATCTTACCGCCAATTTCAAAGTTATCGTTTGAAGTTTCAAGTTCAAATTTGATACCAGTACCTGCTCCGGCTACAACTGTTCCGCCATCGCTTCTGTTTACCAGTGTAATTGGATAGATTATTTCGTTACCAGAACTATCGTCAGCGCCAGTGATAAATCTTAACTGTTCTGGAGATTCGATAGTGTCAGTTTTGATTAATATCTTATCGCTGGCTAGATTTGTAAGTTGCAGAACACCTGCATTGTTGCCGCCAATATACTGTTGAACGTGTAGTTCTTTAGCAATACCTACACCGCCGGCAACAGTTAATGCACCTGTTTGATAATCGCTGCTAGCAGTTGTGTTTAGAATTTCAACTGTGTTAGTTGCTTCAATTCTAAACAGATTGTTGCTAACAATAACTCTACGTGAACCATTTGTAAAGAATTCTAGCTCATCATTGTTGGCGCCTGGGCTGGTTTCTGGACGTATAAATGTGTTTTGGTCAACATCTTTAACGCCGCCTAATGATCCCCATGCAATGCCATCATAGCCTTCAAATACTGTAGTATCTGTGTTGAAACGAATTTGACCTGTTATAGGCGATGGACGTTCTACAGTAGTACCAACTGGTATTTGCAATGTTTGAACGCTATCGATAATTACTTGTTCGTTGCGTAAATTCAATGTACCAGTTTGAGCACCGAAGTTGATAGTTGTAGCAGCACCAAATGCATTAATGGTTGTTGCATTTGTGTTAAACACGTTAAATGTGCCGGTCTCGTCGGTGATAATGTTAGTACCATTAACTTGGATATCTCTATCAGCAATGATATCTCTATCAGCAGTAATGTCAACACCTGCATGTAGATTACGCTGTGTGCTAATACCACCTGTGACTCTTAGAGCGCCTGTGACATTATCAATTGCATCATCGTTATTGAGTACAATAACATTCGGTACAGATCCAAATTCAACAACTTCCGATCCGTCAGTGGTATCAATTACAATATAATCACTGATATTTTCATGTACTCTAAATACGTTTGTAG